ATTTTTTTTTACATTTTGAAAGTATTGAATTTACTGCTTTTCGTAAAATTCATAATACAATTACTTTTATGTCTTTTAAAATTAACCGTATATTTATATTTATTTTTTATTAATGATAAAATACAAGGGGACTAATTTCAAAGCCCCTTAGAATTGATTTCAATACTTTCAGAAATCACCATTTTTTACTTGATATTTATTTAACACCAAAATTTATAATTCTTCTTGGAAAATAAAGGTGTTAATTTTTTAACCCAAATAGTAACCAACTTTGGTAATAGAGTTCCATTCTTGAACTGTAAATATTCTTTCTTCTGTTCTTATGTCCCCATGGCAATTTGTAGTTATTTTTACTTTTACAAAGTCAATCCCTTTCGCCCAAGTTTCATCAATTTTAAATTCTTCAATGCTTATAACTTTCTCGATATAATGTTTTAATAGATTCATAACTACCCTCCATTATTTCATTGATAAAATACAAGGGGACTAATTTTAAAACCCCTTAGAATTGATTTAAATAGCTTCCATATATTACCAAATCAATGCTACTGCAACTAATAAAGTTACATACTCATATAATGACATATTTTTTTTAGTTACAGTAAATAATAATACAAACCCTATTATATTTGAAATCATTTTTATAATTAATATCATATAAATTTATGTCCTCTATTTAATAACTTCTCATTATGTTCCTTTATATGTTCTTCTAAATTTATTCCCTTAGTAAAAGCTATACCGTAGCAACATTGAATGACATCAAGTAATTCTTCTGTTAGATTTTCTTTGTCATTCATCAATATAGCCCCTGCAACTTCTTCTACTTCTTCATCTAACTTATTATACATATCAACTGCACTAAGTTTTTTATATATTTCTAGATTATGTAATTTATTTTTCTTTAAATCAATGTTTTCAAGTAATAACATTTCATTTCTATATTCTAAATCTAATATCTTATCGTACATCAAGATATTACTCATTAATAATTTTTGCATAGTCCCTCCTACTTACAAACCATATCAAACATAGGTAATGTTTTAAAATAATCGCATAATAATCTCCACTCTTGCATTTTATGGTTATTTCTCTGTCCTACTATAGATTTAAGTTGTAAATAATTAGTTGTCATTCTAGCAGTTAGCATTATGCCACTCGGAGTATTTGCTATTATCATATTAAATACATCTTCCTTGTTTGTAACAACTTCACCATTTCTAAGTTTTACTTTAAAATCAGTATCATTATTTATTTTATTGTATTCTTCTATTAAATAATTTAATAAATTTATACTTGTTTCTGTTACATACTTATTACAAGCTTTATCTATATCCATTTTAAGTATTCTGTGCATCTTACTTTGACTACTTACACAGTCTATAAAATGGTATCTATCTAATTGACGCCATATGTACTCGGATACTTGTAAATCAAATTGAACTGTTATCCCTTTAGCAAAACAATCATGCCCACTTCCTGCAACTGCATTTCCTAACTGCATAGCCCTTTTTAAATCTTTATCTTTTAGATTTATTTCATTCATATTAAAAGTTTCAGTTTGCATAGGATAACCACTAGCTATTATACTTTCTTCTATTCCATATATCCTAACATTATCAACTTTTATTACTCCTTCAACTTCAAAACCTTTAAATTCCATAATTATTCCCCTTTTATAAACTCAATTCTTCTCTTTAAATATTCCATAGCTTTATTTAAATCTTGTAACTCGCTATTATTTTCTTTTTTCCCTGCTCTAGTTACATATTTTATAACATTTCCTAAGTCAAAATTTATGTTGTGCAACTGACAAAACGCTATAACATCAAATTCTCCTGCCTTGTAATGACTTGGTTTTATTGCATTTTCTTCTTTTTGTTTATAGTAATAGTCATCATATTCTTTTTTACAATAACTATATTCACATCCATCACCCATATTATAATAAATGCAATCTTCACAGTTTACTTCTTTTGAGCTATCTACGCTTTTGTAATCAAGGCAATCTACTGTTACCCCACATGAAACAACTGTTGATACAGGATTATCACTTTTTGAACATTCGCTATGTATACAACTATCGCATAATCTTTTTTTCATAATATCCCCCTATTTATTAAAATGGTATATCTTCGTCTACATCAACTTCTTGGAAATTAAGTTCTTCTGTTTTCTTTTCAGTAGTTGCACCACCTAAAAACTCTAATCTATCAACTTTTACTTTAGTAAATGAACGTTTTTCTCCGTCTTTTTCATAATTATCAATATTTAACTCGCCCTCTACTAATATTTGTTTTCCCTTAGTTACATACTGACATAAATTTTCTGTATGTTTCCCTATCATTTCACAGTTTATAAAATCAACTTTTTTATTATTTTTATCCTTTTGATAATTTCTCTCTACTGCCATTGAAAAACTCATTTTAGGTGTCGCAGTAGAAGCTATATAGCTAAGCTCTGCATCTCTAACTAAACGACCACTAATTATTATTTTATTCATATTTATTTACCTTCCTTTTCTCAATATCTCTTGATATTTCTTCAAATAGTTCTACTATATCTTTCATGCTCATATGATTTGTTATTGTTTCTTTTACCCAATCTTGAGTTTCGCCTTCTTCTAAACATTTTTCTAAGTTGTTAATTATATAATTATGCCCTTCGATTGCTTCTTCCCTCGTATTATAATGTTTGAAAAATTTTTCCCTCCAATTAGTTACATATTTATCTTTACTCTCAAATACCATTGTCTCAAATCCTACATCTGGAGTATTGTTCGTACTTATATAATATTCTTGATCATTTGCAACTACATAGCTTTTTAAATGTTCCATTTACTCTTCCCTTTCTGCTAAAAATAGTGCTAATTTAACCATTAAATAGCTTATAATTATTAGTTTCGCTAACACTATCATTTAATCATATCACCATACTTTTTCATAAAGTAGGCTTTAAACTTGATATGTTCAGCTTCTGACCAAAATTTTAAAGGTATTCCTATTTTGTTTTCCCATTTCTTACTTTCTTTCAAGAAGTGTGGCATAAGTATAACACTATTAAATTTAGCTTTCTTTTCTGCTTCTTCTTTTTCTATTAAGCTTTTAAAAGTTTTGTTAGCACTTTTATACATATATTGAGTGAGTATATGCAGTAAGTTTTTATTAAAATCAACTTCTACAGATACAACTTCATCACCTTTGCTACAAACTATATGATTATATATAACGTCGGCTACACTTGTTCCCATTTTCCCCCTCCTTATTCAATATTTTATCTATAAGTTTTTTTATATACTTTCCAAATTGTTTTCATTAAATCTGCTTTACTCATTCTCGATTTAATTGCATATTCTTCTATTTCTTTTTCAATTTCACTCCCTAGATCAATGCAATTTAAACCTTTATCAATTAATTTACACATCATATAATTAATACTTCTTTCTTCAACTTCTGAAATATCTTTCACCTTGTCAAATACTTCTTCGTCTATTCTTAATAAAAAGTTTTTCTTCAATTAAACACCTCCTATGATGTCAGTAATATCGTATTGATATTATATTAATATTATATCATAAATCTACAATTATATGTAATTTATACATAATTTATTACAATTTTCGTTCGCCTTATTTTGACAATAAAAAAGACTAGATAAAATCTAGCCTTTTTATCAATTTAAACGCCAAAATATTTTTCAAGATATGGATTTGCTATAGATATGTACTCATTTTTTAATTCTCTTACAGATGAATGTATTTCTTTTTTAACATCATCTAGTTTTTTATTTATTCTTTTATTCTCTAGTTTATATTCTTCTAGTTCGTCTTTAAGCTTAACATTATCCTCAATACATTTAAGTAAATCCTTATATAACTCTTTAACAATTTCTAAGTCATGGTTTTTGTAGTAATCTTCAAATAAATGTGGACTATGTTCTTTTAATTTCATAAGTTCAGAGCTGATAACTTCCTCTAAAATAGCCCCTGTTTCTAAATTCATTTCAAACACTATATTCTTGTCATCACTAATTCTTTTCCAAATCTTATCAAATAAATTTTTCGCCTGGGATTTTCTATCATTACGTTTTATTCCATAATCCTTTACTGCAACTTTAATTATCTGCTCTACAGATGTCTTAAATTCTTGTTTTTTAGTTCTTAGAGTATCTTCATCGTTTCCACTTAATTTTTTAGCTATATTATAAATATTATCTATTGTAACTTTAGTATTTTGTAGCCCATATTCTGGATGTTGTAATGTATTATGAACTGCATTTATATTATTTCTACTAGCTTCAACTGTTTCTAAAATACTGCCAATTGTTATTTGTTGTGATGTTTCCCTCTGTTGTCTATTACCTAAATCCATATCATTTCTCCTATTGCTCTATTATATTGCTATTATTAAAACTTATTATTCTTTCACTTTCTCCTAGTTTCTCATAAACATTTGATATGCTTTCAACTAAGGTATCTAGTGTAGTTAAATATATATCCTTAACATCTTCATATTTTAAATACTCTGTATAGTCTTGTGATAATATTTCATCTAATCTTCCTTTTATGTCTATTATTAAATTTATATTATTATATAAGTATCTCATTTTATCTCTAAAAGGAGCTAAATCTTTTAAATCATCTTCTAACTTTTCAATAGTTTTAGTTGTTTCTAATTTTCTATTATTAAGCATAGTTATCTCATTTGATAAATTTGCTATCTCATTTGATAATTTAGTTTTTTCACTTAATAGTTCATTTCTTTCCTTTTTAACATCTTCTGTTTTAGGTAAACTCCTAAGTTTTTCTAAGTAATCATTCTCCATAGCATACAACTCTTCTTCTTTAGCTTCAAGCTTTCTTTTAGCTTCTTCTATGTTTCCATATTGTGCCTTTAACCTGTCAGTTTCTTGTGCTAAAGATTGCTCTCTTTGTTCGTAACGTTCTACTGCTTTACTTATTTCTTCGTTTAATATCTCTTCTTTTTCAACTTCAAATTTTTCTTTAAAATTTCTTAAACTTCTCAACTCATTATATAATTTATTACTTAAGGCTTTTTGCTCTTTTTCCATTACATCTTTAATACTTATACCTTCTTTATCAGCTTCTTTTTCTAATTCGTTATATTCTTTCTTTAATTTATTGTAATTTACTATTGCCTTATCTAATTCCCTATAATTTAAGTCCTTATTCTTTTTGCATGGGTTCAATGCATTTTCCTTGTGGTTTAAGTTTAAAAAGTCCTCTATTTTAAAGTACTCATCCTCTGTACTAAGCAATCTATTTAATATACCATAACCCCTGGCACTTTTTGGCATAGTTTCAATTCTTTCTTTAGTATAATTTGTACATACATTTATCAACCCATATATAGCTGTAGTTGATAATCCATAAGTATTTCTACTGTAGGCATCAAAATCTCTGTTAGTTTCTCTTGTATATTGTGCCATACGTTCAACTTCTTCGTACTTTATATTAGTACCTTTCAATTTATTATAAATGTCTATTGTATCTCTAAAATAAATTTCCTTAGATATTTTTAGATAACCACCTAATTCAAGGTATCCATACTTAATATCTTCTATTTTATTAATAATTCTATTATCAATTTCCTCTTGTGTTAGCATCTTAGCTTCTTCTATTTTCCCTAAAGAAACTAATTCTTTATTCATCTCACTCATTGTCTGTACCTCCAAATAATGTCCATTCTTCATCTTCAAGTTCCCTAGTAATTACAGCTTTCTTTCCACCTATTTTGTTATATTTAGGTTTATATTTATGTATCATCCATTTTTCAAGCCTTTGTATATAATATTTATCATAATGGTATGAATAATAAATATATCTAGCATCATTAATTCTTTTTAAATCTGCTTTTATATGTTGGCTAACCCTCTTGTTTTTATTTTTAGTTATGCCTACATATATTAAAATTCCGTATTCATCTATAAATTTATAAATATACATCTACTTTTACTAAAAATTATTACCTATATTATTTTCTAACCATTCTTCAATTTTATCTTTTATTATTAATATCTTTGTGCCAAATTTTATCATTGGAAAATCTTTAGCATGAACTATTTCATAAGCTTTATTCATACCTAAACTATACTCACTAGCAAATTCTTTTACTGTTATAAGCTTTTTATTTTGCATTAAATCACCTCTTATTGAATTATAATATTTTAAGCAAAATACATAGTCAATAATTATTTATAAATTAACAAAATAAAAAAGACTACCTAATTCGGCAGTCCTAATAATTCCCTCACAAACTCTATTTCTTTTATTATGTTATCTCTCTCGTGCCATATTTTGTACTTGTGAGCCTTTACAAACTCCCAACAATAGTTATTATCACTAGCCCATTTTTCAGCTTTCTCAAGTCTTTCTATTAGCTTTTCATATTCAAGTAAAAGTTTATTTTTCTCAATAACACTACTTGTCATTTGTGTATCTACTCCTTTTTTTCATCGTTACCCCTTGTAATAGCTTGATAGTTAGGATGTTGTGGGTTTTTAACGCTCAATTTCCCTGTACATTTTTTCTCACGCTTATAATTATCTATCAAACAAGTTTTATGATATATGCAATTTATATTATTACATTTTTTATTCATTATTTAATCACCCATTTTTTATTTATATAGTCATTCTTATTAAATTTAACTATATCCCCATTTCCATATTCACCTTTACATATATTTCTGTAAGCATCATTAAATACATGAATATCTCTATTTTCTTCTAATAAAAAAGTTATATCAAAATCTATTTTACTTAATACTATAATCATTTCATCAGTTGTATAAGTTTTCATCTTATCCCCCTACTTTTCCATTTATTCTTCATTTCCAACTCTTTTATATATTTGTCAAATTCTTCTTTGCTCATACTTATATTTTTAACTTCAGCTTCTTTATATGCTTTTTCATATGTATATTTCAATTCATTATTTATATTGTGTCCCCATTGACTTACTTCTAATCTTCCCATATCCATTCCCCTTCTATTTGTTCAAATTCTTCAAGTAAATAATTTACCTCTAACTCTTCTCCATTACCATTTTTTTTATAAAACCTTCTTCTGTCTTTATCGAATAATAAAGCAGTATCTAATCTAGTACCCATATATCTATCTTTGTCTATTGAAAATAAAGTATGTTTATCTATTTTATTACCTTCTTCATCTTCTTCTTTTATTCTTTGAACTAGCATTACATAATCTGCTAAGTTAGTTATATTAGCTGATCCACTTATATCAGATTTATCAAGTCCAGTTTGACCGTTCTGTGCTTTTCTTGGATGTGCTACAAGATGAACTATTGCATTATATTTTTTAGCGAAGCTTTTTAATTTTTTCACTATTTCAGTTTGATTTCTTAATTCTTCTTTCTCATCATTTTCAACTACCATTAAATTATCAATGCAAAATACTTTTACGCCGTATCTTTTAGCCATTATCTCCATTTTGCACATAATAGCATTTAAGCTATAATCTTCTTCTGTATATAAATAGAATTTATCTTCCAAATAATCATCTATTCTACTAATTGCCTTTGATGAAATCTTTTTATACTTATACCCTTTTTTATTCGTAAACTCTAATAAATCACCTTCATTTGCAAGTGTATCTAAAAGCCAACCCTTAGCATTACTTTCCGTAAGTTCTCCACTAAATAAAAACACCTTATATCCTTGTCTTATGCTTTCTCCTATAAAGAATTGATTTAATATAGTTGACTTACCTTCCCCAGTTCTTCCAGTTATAACATTTAAGCTTCCTAAAGGCATACCTATAATTTCATCATCTATTGCACCTATACCCAATTGAATTGTTTCGGCTTCATATATATTAAAAGTTGATATTTGTTTAGTGCTTTTAACTCCATCTATTAAAGGTGTAGAAGCTTTTTCAAATTGCTTTAATACTGCTAATTTACCATACTTGAATAATATTTCATTTATATCGTTGCATATATCTGAATAAACTATTTTTACAGTTTTGTTAGGCAATCTGTTAAATACTTCTTTTACTCCTTCTTTTCCTGCTTCGTCATTATCATACCAAAGAATAATTTCTTCAAATTGCTCTAACCAAGTCCAGTTAGTTGTGATCCATTCGGTAGACTTACAACCAGTTGGAACTGATACTGCATTTTTAATCCCACTTTCAATAAGACTTAAACAGTCAAATTCACCTTCGCATATTACCAATGGTTTAGTTATATCTGCTTTATCCATTAAGTATAAAGTATTTATATTAGTTTCAGCTTCAAACCAAGTCTTTAATTGTTTTTTATTTTTATCTATCTTGTAGCTAGGTCTATATTTATTTGTTATATGTTCTCCTAGTTCATTTTTATAAACAAATACTATATTACCTTTATTGTCTTCTTTAACATCTGCATATTTTATTGTATTTTCGCTTATACACCTTTTATTTATATATGAAATAGATTTAGAAATGTTATTCTGATGTACTGTAGGAGGTTTTATAGCCTTTCTTTCTGTATTAATGATTAATTTATCAGTAGATATATCAAAATCGCTTACAATTGATTTTACGGCTTCTATAAATGATTTATTATAATATTCTTGGTAATGATTAAATATATCGTAAGTATGACCACAACTAAAGCATCTAAATTTTTTAGCTTTCATATCAAAACTCATACTTGAAACTTTTTCATTATGATTAAAACACAAACACTTGTTACTCTTATCTAACTTTAATCCCAAATCAGAAGCTATTTTATTTTTAACTTCTTCTGCTCTTATTTGATTTTTTATATCATCAATTATTTTTTTTATATTCATCATACCATTTTTCTCCCACTTGAATATTTTTGAGTATTATTACATATACTAGGATTAACTTTAATATTTTTGTTTTCAGCACCTACTGCAATAGGTGTTTTTTTATTTGCTTCATTTAGATAATTTTCAAATTTAGTTCCAAATAAAGTTGCTGGTCTTAAATATTTTTCAAAATCTGTTCCTAACCATTCCCTACTTTTACTATCAATAACTTTCTTAAAATCTTCTACTACATATCCTTCTTTTACTCTAGCATTTATAAAACTTTGAGTATTTTTAGTAGTTGCCCTGTAATTAGTAGAAGCTTTTTTGTTTAAATAATCTATAACTAAACTATATATATTATTATTATTTTCTTTTTTCTTTGATAGTGTTGTTACATTGTTGTTAGATTGTTGTTGCTTATCACCTTCAACCTGTTGCAATTGCTCGCTTTTATTTGTTACATTGTTGTTAAATAATTGTTGCTTAATTGTTATTTTTAAAGTGCTTTCTTTTCCCTTACTCCCACTTGTTAAAAATTCAATATATCCTTTTTTTTCAAGGTTTTTAAGTATAGTCCTAACTTTTTGAGTTGTTAATCCTAATACTTTATCAGAACTTGCAACTAATTGACCTACTGTATATCCTGTTATATTAGTGTTAAAATTTGAATACCTATACAACAATATTAAAATTTCTCTTTCATATATATTCATGTCTTTTTGGTCTATTGGTATAAGCCCATATCTTTTCATATTATCCCCCCAGTTAGCTTAATAGATCGTCATAAGTAACCTTAAACAATTCCTTTAATAATTTTATCTCCTCAATTGTAAAAGCCCTTTTCCCTAATTCTTTATTGCTATAACTATTTTGTTTTATATTTAAAATGTTAGCAATTTCAGTTTGAGTATAACCATTTTTAAGCCTATATTCTTTTACTTTCATATTCCTCCCCCTTTTAAAGTTTATATAATATATAATATCTCTTTTTGTGATATTTGTTATATGTAATCGTTTTATTTCTTACGACAAAAAAGACTACATTGCATAGTCTTTATTGTTTTATTTTAATCTTTATTTTAATATAAATTATTATTTTACTATATATTCTTTTAAAGAATAAGAATTTACTTCAAATCCATAGATTTTCTCATCTCTTAATTCCAACTCTTTCTTAGCTTTTTCTGCATCACTTCTGTTGCTAAAAATATCTAATATATGATACCCATCACAATCATCGCAGTCATAAAATCTTAATACATACACAATATTCATATTTCTTTCTCCATATTCTTAAGATATTCTTTGCAGTAATAAAACAATAAATCGTGTATTATTCTTGCACTATCTTTTTTATTGCAATACCAAACATTAATATTGTATCTGTTGCATAAGCTTAAAAACATACTCATAAAACTCTTAGGATTTATTTTTGAAGCCTTGTCGTATCTAAAATGCTTACTACTTAATATTTTGCTTATAGCATCCTCTGTTTCTATTAGTAAGTGCATTTTTATACCTAATTCTTTCGCTCTTAAAAATTCTCTTTCTATCCTTGTAAGTCCGTTTTCGTCTTTGCTTTTTGAATCATATAAGTTCGATGCAAGTTCATTCAAATCTTTTTTTCTTTCTATAACTATTTTATCTTGAAAATTAACAACTTCGCCACTTGGTAGTTGTACTGCTATAGTATAATCTCCAATTTTCAAGCCTTTTTCTTGAATATAATATTTAACTGGATCACTATATTTACTTTTAATCCCTCGGTACATATCATGGTGTGAGGGCTTAAGTTCAAATCCTTCATCAAATTTATTTAGTATATGATTTATAGATTTCTCACGGCTATCTACAACAACCTTATAAGCACATTTTTTTATATCAATTCCTTTTTTATCCCCCATATTGAACCCCCCTAATTATGTCTATAAAATTTAATAGCTTCTAATACTAAATAAACTACAAATAAATCAAATCCTATTGTCATTAAAATTAAGTCATTAAATATATTCATACTTCCCCCATATTACAGAAAATAAGGGCAATTAAGCCCCTAAATTATTTTTTAATCCTTCTATTTCATCACATATAGCATTATACTTGCTCATTGTTATATCCTTACTACTATCAAAACCATGCCCTGCTATAATATCTTTTACAACTGCAACATCTATTCCTTTAGCAATTACATTAAGCCTATTTCTTTGTGCTTCTGATATTAATCTATCAGCTGAATAACTTTTATTATTAAGTTTAGATTTTTTATCTTCTTCACTTGTAGATTTATTAGCATCATCATCTTCGCCAGTATTTAAGTTAAGTATTGCTTGGTAACTATATCTTCTCATATAACTTATAATACTTCCTGCTTGTTGTGGATCATTTGCTTTAGCTGGTTTCATAAATATAGGCTCACTTTCTATAAATTCTCCACTTTCATGTATTAATAATGTTTGTATTCCAATACTCCCATCTTCTTTAGATAAAGGACTTTGCATAACTACTAAACCATTTTCTTGTAATATAGGTCTTGTTGCTTCTATCAGCTTATCAAGTGTTACATAGTTGCTTTTGAAAAATGGATTTTTAGCATCCTTTGCTATTTTTGAAACTTCACTATTAAATTTTACTAAAGATATTGCTAATTTGCTTATACTTTCACTTCTATTCATTTCAATACCACCTTTATATATTTATTTTCCCTTGTAATACTCTATATCTTTTAAAATATCTTCTATTTTAGCTTGTAAGCCTTCTAAAAAGTAATCTTTGTTTCTATATTCATTATAAACTTTCTTGTGCTTCTTATCAGCTTCTACACCTTCAAAATTAGTCCATATATTTTTACTTTGTTTTAAGTATTCTTCTTGAAGCTTTAACCTTTCACTTTTAATAAAATTTAATTCCTCCATGAAGTCCTCCCATTTAGTAAAAGTAAGGCTATATAAAATAGCCCATACTTTCTATTTTTCTTTCTATTTCTTCTTTTTCCTCTTTATTATCCCAATAAAATTCAAGTGCTTCATATAATTCTTTAACTTCTTTGCAATCTTCACAAGTGCAAGTTTCCCAATACCCTTCACACATATTAAATACCCCCTCTTAGATCTCTTTCATTCATTCTCTCATATTCCTCTTGCTCAAATTCCTCATAGTCTAGGGGAGTTTCCTCTACTCCCTCAAGACTTTCCATTTCCCTTATAAAAGCTTCGCTATCAAACTTATACATAAGCTTCAACCTCTCTTTCAAGTGTTGCTATTCTACCTAAATCTGATTGTATTTCCCTTTCCAAATCTTTTATTTGTGTATCTATAACATATTTGTCATACTCCCAAGTACTTTCAAATTCTTCACCATTAAAGCTAGTAAATTGACCTCTTTGTCTATTTAAATCTCTTATCTTGCATTCACATTCTTGGATATTCCATTTTATAGCTTCTATCCTTTCTGTTTTAGTCATTCCCAACACCTCTTATTTATTTTTTTTATTTTCTCTTTCCCTTGTTTCTATATTTATATTATATCACAAATGTATCTAAAAGATACATTTTATTTAAAAAAAATATTTGAGAAATTATCGACAAACTTCTCAAAATCATCTTTTTATAAACTTTCATCTAAATCAATTCCTAAAGTTTCTTTTATTTTTTCTTTTTCTAATTTTGTAAATTTAACCTCACCTTTTATTTTTCTATATAAAGCTAATCTTTTTACACCTAAAATTTCCTCTGCAAAACTTTGCATTGTATATCCTTTTTTCTTTATAGCTTCTTTTATATCCATCTCGCACCTCACAATATTTATAATACATATTATACCACAAAGTTATCTAAAAGATACATAAAAAATAAAAAATATACCTCCAATTTAGGAAGTACATTTTCAAGTCAATAAAATTTTACAAAATCTTAGAGTTTAAAGTGTTATACCCCATTTAAATTTTATTTAACACTACATATTGGTAATATAATTATAACACATTTAAAGATATTTTTCTAATATAGAGTTAAGTTTTTCTAATTCCAATTTACTAAAATGGATCTCGCCCTTTAGTTTTCTTCTTAAGCTATTATAAGTTATGTCTAACTGTTCAGCTATCCATTTCTTTTTAAGTCCACTCTTTTTTATAGCTTCATTTATTTTCTCATTCATGTTTGCACCTCTAAGCTATCATCTGGAATATTGCATATATTAAAGCAATTATTAATATATAAGTTAAGCAACCCCAACTTGCAGAACTTTTTTCAACTTGATTTTTAAGTACTTGATAAGTTTTCCATTCCTTTTCTTCTAACTGGATCGTTGGCTTATCTCTTGACTGACCTAATTTATTGTATTTAGGAGAATATTTTGTTATATAATAAGTTTCATAAATTAAAGCATCACTTTCGGTCTTATACTTCTGATATTCTATTTTATATACATTATGATAGCAATTATCTGATAAATGTCCTTTGCCTCCAAAATGTTGTTGCATACGCAAATTTATATTTATCGTTTTGCCTATATATATTACATTATTATCTTTATCTAAGAATCTATAGACAAACGCCATAAAACTGCCTCCTATTCTCTTAAATAAGGTTTTAATATTTCTTCCATTTCATCTTCATCTATATACATTATTTGCACTTCTCTTATTCCATTTTTATTTTTAACTTTACATCTACCAGTTACAGTTATATCTTGCAAATCTTGATTTTTCCCCATTAAAGTATTACTATCTGTTTCATCAAATGCCTTAAATCCTATCACTTGAGGACAATTCATTTTGCATTTACCTATCGTATCTTTTGTAGCATCTTGCCCTCCTAATATAAAATAAATTCCATATTTTCTGCACTTACTCATTATTCTATGAAGTTCGGTTTTGCATTTATTATCTACTGATAACTGAACTAATTCATCAACTATAACTATTATATAACTCATTTTTTTATCATATTTTTTATTATAATTAATTACATTCCTACAATTACATTCGTCTAATATTTTAGATCTTTCTTTCATCTTGTTATCTAAAAACTCAACTATATCTAAAAAACCCTTGTTGTCAGTTCTTACCTTTTTAAAATTTTTATATTTCCTAAAGTAATATATATCACTTTCTGCACCGTCCCAACCTAAGAAGAATACTTCTCTTTCTGTATAAGTTTTCATTAAGCTTGTTATTATAACATTTAATAAATTAGATTTTCCTCCGCCAGTCATACCTCCTATTAATATATGACCATCTAATATATCTATTATTTCTTTTTCTTTATTCATATTATAGCCTATACAAACTTTTAAACCTTCTTTTTCTCCTTCTGTAAAGGTATATTTAATTTTATTTAAATCTATTTTTTCAGTTTCATATTCCTCAATTGGTAAATACTTATATTTAACTATATTTTCAATTTCTACAACTTCATCATCTGATTTGTTAGCTTCATAAACTATCTTGCAAGTATAAGCAAATATTCCACCTATTGCCCCTACTAATAAACCTTGAATTAACATAGCTAACCCCCTTAAAATCTGCTACAATATAAGAAAAATATATTATAAAGAATTTATATAAAAATGATAAAAATATTAGCAGTAATAGTAGTAGGTGTGATTTCTCACACCTTTATTTTTTTTATTTATAAGTTTTAAAGAAATTACCACATCTAATACATCTGCATAAATAATAAGTTTCAGTTTCTGATATTACTTCATACTCATAACATTCATAACAACCTTTATCCCAATTCATATTAACCCCCTATATTAAAGCTACTATAATAGCTATATACCCCAAATAAGTAACTGCAACAATCCCCATTTACATACTTCCTTTCTTTTTGGCTACTTCAAAACCTCCACAAGCTTCTACAGTTTGAAAACCATAATCGCTAGTTAATATATCCTTTAATGTGTAAAAGTCATTTTGTGCTTCTTCATTAACCTCTAAGCATATATTTCTAAAATCTCTATAACTCATATTATCTTTGTGAGTTAATATAGCTAATATTTCGTTTTTGCTTTCTAGAGTGTATATTTTCATAATTAATCCCCCTCATATCTTATATAACGTTTTGTTACTTTATTATATGTATAAGTTATGAAAATGATACATAAGTTTATTAAAAATAAAAAGCTATAGAAAATTAATCCTATAGCTTTAATAATAATCTCATCTATTTAAATTTGCAAAAAAACATTTAAAGGAAATGTTTTATTTTATTAAAAATCTTCTATAACTAAGGTTACTTTACTTATTTTCCCACAATCCATACATTCTCTTACCAAGATTTCATTATCTTTCTTAATAGTCATATAGTTATGACCTAAGAAAAAACACTTTATTCTCATTAATATGCTCATACTTTTAAATCTCCTTAAAATTTTGATTTTATTTAAATTTAAAATGGCAATAATAAATCTATTAACTTTTCTTTATGCTCATTACAAAGATATACCCTATTTCCTAAATCGTTTGGCTTTGTATCTTCTGTAAAATCTATAAGTATAATACTATCATTATCACAACATTCACAAATATGTTTATTATCATCAAATATTCTAATCATCACTTCTTCCCCCTACTGTAAGAAGTGTATAGAAAAATATTGCTGCGATAATGTAAATTAATGCCCCTAATATAATCTTCATCTTTAGTTATCCCCCTTGTTTAAAAAATAAAGTTTCTTCCAAAATCAAGTTTTCTTAATTTATTGTCTATAGATTTTTTATTTCTCGATAATTCAATTGCTATTTGATCTAAAGTCCATCCTCTCCTATACCTATCAATCAAAATCTTAATTTCAGTTTCCGTATAAGTAGAATTTCTTTTTATTGATCTGTGTTTATCTCTTTCTATTTTTTCTTTATACCAATCCATATTATTACTGTATAAATTTATAGTAACTTTTCTACTATCCCATAAGTCTTGATAATTTTTCATAAACTTTCTTATTTGATCCTCTGAACTCATACGTCTTTTATTCTTAGTTCTATCTCTCATACATTCAAGTTTGCCTTCATCCATATACCTTTTTACAGTACATAAACTTAAGCCTAACATTTCGCCTATTTCTCTAGGGCTATACCACCTCATTTGAGTACCTAATCCTAAATAATAAGCTTGATTTTCTACTGATCTTTTACTTCTCCCTAAAGTATTAGCAATATTTTCCACTTTGATTATTCCCCAGTTGTCTGAAAGATATTTCCTTTCTTCTTTAGTCCATTTTTTTCTTGACCTTTCAGCTTTTGTATTCAATTGTATCCCCTCTTGTTTCAATATTTTATCCCTTGTTATATATTTACATTAAGAGAAGTTTAAAACCTCTCTCAATGCCTTTTAAATTTGTTTTATTATATACCGTACTTATCTAATAGATTACATAAATCAATATACCATTTAGGGAAATCACTTTCTTTTAATTCAAATCTAACATCTATCCACCCTTCATTTGGGTGTATCTTCTCATACAATTCCTCATAGCAAGTTTGCATTACATCACAAAACATTTCTTTTATGTGATTCTTACTGTATTTAGGAATTAATAAATAAACATATCTAACATCGATACTATTTATATAATTAGCAGTTTCAGCTACAGACTTAAGGACTTTACTTAGTCTATTAGCTTCCTCTACAATATCTTCATTACTAGCTTTAAGCAAATCTATTTCAATATAATCATCAATAAAAGTTTCAAGGTTGAGCATATTATTAAAGTAATATTGCTTAATTATTTCAAGTCCTTCTGTATCTTCTACAGTTTCGCAATAAATTTTAAATTCTCTTATAAAATTTTCCATATTCATTTTATTATCTCCTATATTAAAAATTATCTTTGAAAATTCCCTTAGCATTAGGGTTTCTACCACTCCAATTTGTTCCATTTTTTAAATCTAATTTATATGCAATATCTTCGTTTGACATATCTTCTACACTTTTCAGTTCTCCATTTACATCAACTTTGCTATCTGCCATATATATTGAACCTTTTCTTTTGTCATTATCAGCATTAGTATTACTACTTCTATCCCCATACTTATAAGCTAATCTTAAAGCTTTTATTCCATGAGATTTTTTACCATTTGCAATATCTATTTCGCATATTTCTAAAGCTTCTTTTAATTTATCTATATCAGTAAATTCTTCTTCACATTTTTTCAAATCTTGCTTTCTAATATTTACACAACTATTATTTATAATTTCCACAATTTCACTTTCTTTATTTTTTTCATTTTTATCTGTATCTTTTAGGTCATTCTGTGGTATACTGTTATTAGATTTGATATTTTCTTTGTTGGCTTTTACTGGTGGCACAGTAGAAGCTTTTTTATTTTTCATATCTTCATCATCTTCTGTTATGCTTGGTAATAAAGAATATAATATATCAGTAGGTGCAAAATAAGAACGTGTGCCTTCTGCATCTTTTTTAGTATATCTTTTAAATATTCCTAAAAATTTAGCTTTCTCTCTTTTCTTTCTAGTGCTAGCACTCATTGAATTAAGTCTTTCTTCCCAATCATGTGGTTTAGTTCCTAAATCATAATGCAACATATCACTTATAGCTTGTTTTTTAATGCCTAATATATCTAAATCTGTTGCTACTTTCTCATACTTAACCCAGTAATAAAACTCACCATTTACAAGTATTTTTTCCATTTTATTACTGTTTATAAAATTCAATAAATACCTTATTACTAAACTTTCATCATGGCTTATGCCAACCTCTTTTAATCTAGTACTTAAAAAACCATGTATATATTTCATTTAGTCATCTCCCTTTATTATTCAACTATTCCTTTTACATTAAGCTTCTCTATATTTGTTTTATTAAGCTTAAATAAAACAACAGTTCCAAATTCTCTACCCTTTTTTAAAATTTCCCTTGTTATAAATTTTTTCATACCTTCTTTATCTAACATTCTTCTAAGCTTAACGGAATTAGCTTCATAACTTTTACTATTAAATATAATAGGCAAATCATTTATTATTCTGTTATATGGCAATTCAAACTCTTCACCTAATTCTTCTTTTTCTGATATTAAAGATAAATAACTTATAAGAGTTATATCTTTTACATCAATATTATTGCTTATAGCCATTTCAAAATTGATATTCATTTTTAACCTCCTTATTTGTTTGTTAATATTATTATATACTATTAAATAAAATATGTAAATGTTTTTTATTAAAAGATATTTTTTATTATTTATATATATATATATATCTATAATAACTTCCCTATAATAACTTATCTATCTTTGTTTAATTCCACGGAATGTACCCCGTCAATTCCACGGAATGTACCCCGTCAATTCCACGGAATGTGTGGGTATTATATTTTTACTTATACCGTCAATTCCACGGAACGTGTGCAGTATTTTCAACGGTTTAAGCTATAAACAATATTTGTGGATTATGTGGATTGTGTGGATAAACTCATATACAATATAATTGTTAAAATTTTACAAGCACCTAGTAGAGATAAGCACACTCACCCACAAAGGAGGAAAAATGAAAATAAAATTACTTGAAAATGATAAAGTAATCGAAGTACCAAACTACTGGAAATGGCATTTAGTAGATGGAAGAAAAGTTATAATAGATCAGAATAAAAAAATAATTGCTTTAGTTATAGAAAAATAATGTATAAATATATTCAGATATGTTTATAATACCTTTTAAATTAGATTTTAAAGGGCGTGAAATAGATGTTTAATATATTTAATCAAGATAAGGAAGAAAAAGGCTCATACTGGGAAAGAAATCACCAAGATAATTTTTATAGTGAGAGTAGTTATAATAACAATTTTCAATATTGTAGATGTTGTGATAGGTATCAAAGGTTTGAGTATGATAGATGTTGTGTATGTAAATCAAATTAAAATAGCCTATACGGGGAGTATAAGCCATTAAAACATTAGAATTTAATTTTAGGGTTGTAATGATATTTAGTGAAATTTTTCAAAAATCTAGACAATAATTATAAACTTATTGTACAACTTAATTATATTTTTTATAATAAAATTTGTCAATATTTTGCCGAATAAAGAGGGTTTTAACTGCTTTTATAGAATTGTATATATGTACTAAAATTTGGCTGTGTTTTAGTGCCTCCTTTACTTTTCATTATTAATTATATCGTCAATAAAGAAGATTGCTTTTAGCAGTCTTTTTTTTATTTGCCTAAATTTAAGCATAAAAAAGAAGCTAATCCCTAAAGCTTCCCCTTTTACTGAACTTATATGGTTGTTTGTTGATATTGAAATCTTTAGCCGATTAACTGTTGAATTTATACTCTACAACTCGAGTGTTGCAAATTAAAGTTGGATATACTTATATTGTAGCAAGTAAAAAAAGCTATCGCAACAAGACAATAGCTTTTTCTAATACAAATTACAAAACAAATACAAAACTTTAAAAATAAAGAATCATAAAAAATACAGATTAAAGATAAGATAATATATTCTTACTTTGTGTAATATTATTTTTAAAAAACTATCATTAGTTTTTATTATATTATACCATATTTTACCAAAAAAATAAACTATCTAGGAATTAAATATGTATCTTTATAGCCTTTATTTATTAATTCTTGTTGCATTTTCTTAGCATTATCATAATTATAAGCACCAGTACAAACTGCATAAAGTTTTTTATCAGTAGATGAAGTGTTAGAAGTGTTATTTTCAGTAATAGTTTGATTTGCTATACCCTCTGCTATTAATTTAGCTATCTTTTCTCTATTAGATGTATATTTATCAGTATCACTTTTATTAGATACAAAGCAAGTTTCTATTAATATTGCAGGAGGGTTAGTTAATCTTAACCAACCTAAATCACGCTTTAGATCGTTTATATCATGTTTAATTTTTCTATCTTTAAATTCAGTTTTAAGCTTATCTTGAACTTTTTGAGCAAATACTTTCCCTTTAGAACTTCTGTATATTACTTCTGTCCCATTAGCAGTTGCATTATCTGAGCTATTAAAGTGTATTTGAACAACTAAATCATAATTTTTAGAATTAGCTTTTTTAGCTTGTTGCTCTATATAATCACTTCCACTATTTACTTCATGATAATCTGTTTCACAACCTAATTTTTTAAGATACTCAACTACAAACTTAGCTAATACCCTATTTTCTTGACTTTCATTTATAAAACCAACTGCACCACATCCCTTATTAGGGTTTAAAGTATGACCGGCTGATATTAGTAACCTCATTTTATACACCTACCCTTTCTTTTATGCTTTTTACATCATCTTCAATAGCTTCTAATCTGTTATTGTTACTTTCTAAAGCTATTGCAAATTTATCTAATTTACTATCGAATTTATCAATTGTATCTCTATATAATTCTCTATCTAGTTTATTATCTTCTCGTAAATTGTCTATGATTTTATTTATATCTTCTCTTGATGATTTATCCTTTTGCACAAAGTAATAAGCTAAGCCTACTACACAAGCAATAGGAAAGCCTAAGCTATTTATCATTTGTTCCACTTAATACACCACCCTTTTAAATAAAATAAGACTAGAGAAAAAACTCTAGCCTTTACAATTAATCATATTATTTTTTATCTAACAATTCTTTTAATTCTAGCCCTTGCTCTACTGTTATTAATCCATCAGCTACAAAGTTAGTTATTTTTAATTCCATAGCTTCTTTATTTGGGTATCTTCCAGCTATTATCATTTTCTTTAAATTTTCATACCAATTCATATTATACATACTCCTTTTAAATTAGATTTAGCATATTTTAAGCCATATGCCAGGGCATAAAAATAACACCTATATTAAAGGTGCTTCTTCTTCTATCTTAGGGTTATGTTGTTCTTCTATAATTTCAAATAAAGTTGAATACATTTCATCTGAAATAACAAAGTCCATCCAGTAGAATATTATTAAGTTTTCTATATATTCTCTATTATAATTATCTTTTCCTACTAGAATATTGTTTAATATTAACTCATATAAGTCATTATCATATTCAAAAGTATCACTAAAAGAAGATACATCTACTTTGAAGCTAACTGTATCAGCATTGTATCTACTTGCTAACATTAATCTATTTTGAGTTATCATATATTTTGTTATATTGCTTTCTAATAAGCTAACTTTCTTTTGTAGTAAGCTAACTACATTACTTATGTTATTATGAACTTTTAATGTAGTTCTAGGTTCTATTGCACCACTTTCAACTATATAATTAGTTTCATTTGCATATGTTATTAAATCTATATTAGTACATTCATATACTTTTTCTTGTGCTAGTTGATACACTACTGTTACGTTGTTAGCTTGTAGCCATTGTTTGAAACCTTGTACATCTTGTGTAGATAGTTTTGATTTTAAAATATTTATATATAAGCTAGGGTTATCCTGCTCTCCAAATATACATTCCTTTTTAAGACTAAATACTGTATTAAATTTATCGGAAACAATACCAAGTCTACCTAATTTCCTATTAGTAAAAGTTTGTGTATATAAAGCTATATAATTATCATCATTAGGACCAACTACCCAACTCTCACTACCATTTAGCACTACTTCTCCACTACGTTGGTGATAGTAATACTTACCGTCTGCGTGTTTCTCTATACTATCCCATTGACGTAATATAGGTTTTTCCCACGCTTGAGTTTCTTCGTTGTAGTATAAAAGACGTTTTTTATCTGATTGATAATTAGGATTATCTATTGTAGTTGTAATACTATTATCATCTGTAGTTTTTATTTGTTTAGGCTGATTGTTATTACTTGAAACTACTATTTCATCTACATCTTCGCCTACTGATTTAAGCATAGCCCCATCTGTTCCTGACTCTACAACTTCATTATCTGAATTAACTACTAACGTCTTACCGTCTAGCTTCACATCCTCAAAATACCCACGAGTAGTTGCTTCAACAGTTGTAAAATCACTTTCAGTAGTAACAGTTGATACTGTACTTTCTTCTAATTTCTTAACTCTATCTAATTCTTTATTTAAGTTACTGATTTGTTCAGTATGAGTATTAACAGTAGCACCAAGTGATTTTGGTACTTGTGCTTTTATCATTCCTTCTATTTCACAACCAAATGAAATGTTAGTTTTATTAGCAAAAGTTCTTAACTTAATTTGTTGGTCGTGTGGTAGTGGTATAAATTGTGGCTCTACTAGTTGATATTTAATGTAAGTATCTCCATTTTTCACTCTACTTACTAACTCATTTATAGTTGTTATATCTGGAACATCACTTTTCTGAATAGCTAATCTTATTTCTATTCGTGTATTAGAGTGTTTGAATGCCATAATTTGAGTTTGTGTAGATTCTGTACTAGCCGAAGTTGCCACCATATAATTGTTGCATAGTATAGTATCACATCTCATAGGAAAAGTGTCAGAGTAATTACCTAGCCTATAGTGCGTAGCTTCTTCTGTATTATCTCTCATTGGCATATCTTTTAAATATTTGGTTTTAATATTCTTCTCTACTCCCCAAACTCCATCTTTACATATTATTTTATCTGCTACATCCCCTACTTTTTCAAGTTGAACAGGTGATAAAATAGTTAATTTATCTTCAACGTATGGCTCGTATGGAGTTGCTTGTGTATCTTCTTCAAGTTGGATATCTGAAATTATAACAGAAGTTGTATCTGCAGTGCTTCTATAATAAAAACCTAAACATATTTTATTAGTGTCAGAAGGTGTTGTAAATGTACAAATACTTCCACTATGAAATAATTTATTACTATCCCATAATGTATTAAAACCTTTATATACATATATAGGCGTCCTTAATGTAGGATAAGCACCATCGACTTTAAAAGAGAAAGTATAAGTAGTGTTAGGAGTAACTTCAACATTTAACTTTAAAGCAAAACCGTGAGCACCATTACCATCACCTGACACTTTATAACTTCCATCTCCATTGTCAATTACTATCCAATGTTTATCATTATCATTACCTTTAGCATCAGATATATCTTTTGCTAAATTCTTCCCACAACTTACAACAGGTATTTCATACAGTTCTTGACCTTCTACTTTATCACCTACTGAACGTATATCTGCAAAGTTTGAAGCACTTTGTATAGTATTACCAAGTATCTCAACGTCTTTAGCATAACCAACATTACTATCAGTAGATATATGACTTCCTTCTACATTTACATAAACTTGTTTAGCTTTTTCTATATCTCTATCAAGTCTAGCTTTAAGAGAAGTTTCTCCATCTCTAGCATCTATTACTTCTGCATCTTGTTGTTGTGAGGAAGTAAGTCTATTAAAACGTGTTTCTACGTCATTTATTTTATTAGATACAGTAGTAGTCATATCTGATTTAGATTTATCTAATTCAGATATTTTAGTATCAACTTTAGTATTCACACTAGATATAAAATTATCTTTAGTAGTATTTAATTCAACTATCTTTTCATTAAATTCACTTACTTTATTTTCAAATACATTTTGTCTAGAAGTTTCATTTTCTTCTCTAGTTTCTTCATTAGCTTTTCTAGTATTTTCACTAGATACTCTTTCATTTTCATTAGATACTCTTCTATCTTCTTGTGATTTCCTATCTAATTCATTAGACTTTCTTTCTTCTTCTTTTACTTTTGCATTATTAGTATAATTTTCAAAGTTACTAGCATTAGCTTCTGCATCTAATATAAAAGAATTGTATCTATTTTGCCTTTGAGTTTCAGCTTCTACTCTTTGAGTTTCGTTGTTTTGTCTAGCTACTTCATTAGCTTCTCTAGTATTTTCATTACTAACTCTAGTATTTTCTGCTGATACTCTAGCTTGTTCTGTAGTTCTTCTTTTAGCCTCTTCATTAACTCTATTAGTTTCTGCTTGAACTCTTAGTGCTTCTGCTTCTTTATGAGCGTTAGCTTCTGATCTTCTTCTATCTTCATCTTCAGTCATAAAATCATAATTAGCATTTCTTTCTTCTTCTGCTAATTTTCTTTTATTCTCTTCTTCAACTCTCTTAGCTTCTTCATCTATTCTATTAGTTTCATTAGACAATCTTATACTTTCATTTTGTTTTCTTATGTTCTCATTACTTTCTCTTATTGCATCGTATTTAGCCCTATCAGCTTCTTCGTGTTGTCTAACAAGTTCAGCCTCAACTCTTTTAACTTCTTCTATTTTTCTATTTTCTTCTGATAATATTCTTTCAGCTTCGTTTATCATTCTTTGTTCTTCTGATATTTCTATAATAGACAATCTGTTTAACATATCAGTTAATAATGTAAAATCTTCTGTAGCTTCTACAGTATCATTTAATAAAGCAAATATTTTATCTTCTTCAACTTCATAATTTATAAGATCAGTAACTACTCTTTCATCTTCTAATATAAGCATAGCTTGTGCAGTATAAGTTCCTATCTCATCTTTCATAGAGTTCTTTAAGTCTGCATATACAAGACCATTTTCAACATCTACAAATTGAGAAGATACTTTTCCGCTTGGCTTTATTGCTGCTAATACTACTATAGCTTTTTCAACATCAACTAATTTTCCAGCATTAGTTATTCGCATAAAAAAATCAGATGTATTATTATCGAACTGATTAAATTTCATTGTTTGATTGTTACATCTAAACTGTAAATCTAATTTTAAATTATACTTTCTATCCATTTATACACCTTCTTTCATAGTTTTAATTTCTTGCTTTAGCTTTTGAATTTCTAATAATGCTAAAGCTAATAAACTACTTTCATTTACTACAGTTTTTCCGCCATCATCTTTACCAACGAATAAATGTGCATTTTTATTTTCTTTTAAGGCATTTACATTTATTACAAGCTTTTCATTCATTCCGTTATCATCAGACATTCTCATAACGTTTGGACTTTCTATTATCACATCATCTAATACATCACCTAAAGTATCATCACTAATAGTTGCAACTGGATTGTCTATCGCTAAAGCATATGTGTTTGTAGCATATACATCTTTACTAACAACTTGTTGCCACCTTTTAGACGACCAACCTAAATTATATTTATCCTTTGATAAAGGGTCATGAGAACCAGACTCAAAAAAACTTGAACTAGAAGTAGGAAGATATGGATGTGGATGGTTTCCTACATTATATGCACTAACTGCTTTGTTGTATGCACTATCTGCTTTTGATAAAGCGTTATTAGCAGTTGTTGAAACTGAATCTACTTCTGTAGCTTTTGCTAATCTAGCATCAGTAGTATCTCCATTCTTGCCATAATAAACATTATTACCGTGTGTTGATATTATTCCTTGAGTAGTCCATATTTTACCCCAATGTTGATTCCCTTGAAATATCATAACTTCGTGATTTGGGTAAAGGCTACTAAATATAGCAGTATGAGCACCAAAATACTCTCCGTTAACCCCATATGCACTTTGTGTAACCTTTATATAGTTTTCGTTATCCATTTTCAATCTTATTGCATTACCTTTACCTTGTTCATTTTTTGCTGTAGCATCTATTGAGCAATTATCGAATAGCTTTATTATTGGATTAGCATTGTTTGAACTTAATGAGTTTATAGATAATGTATTAGCCTCTATATTACCACCATGTATAGTAGTTCCACCATCAGTAGATAAGTCAGAGAAACTTACCTTACCTGTAACATCTATACCATCAACAGTTTGCTTTATTTCTGTATATTTACCATTTAAATCGGTTGCTACTGATTGGATATAACTATCAGTCTGCTCTATTAAAGTGCTATTAACTTTTATATCTCCTTCAAGCTTTGAAACTTCCGAAACAATTTTATCATCTAATATTTCAAAGTTTACATACATGTTATTCACTTGGTTTAAAACATTATCTACATTATTTTCTAAATCACCTATAATGTCATTTATGCTCCCTTTAAACCTTCCTAACTCAATACTTTCATATCTATCAGTTAAAACATTAAATACAGTCTTTATAACATTAGCTTCTACATTCATTCCTATACGTTCATCAATAACAGTTACAGTATCACCCATACCTACCAATTCAAGGGCTTTTAAATTATTATCTTCATATTCTGCAGTTTGATGAAGATATATAAATTCAACTTTATAATTAACATTAGGAATATCTTTTTGAGTTTCACTAAAATATTTATTAGCTTGAGTTCTAAGTGAGTCTATATCTTTTATTTCTTTTTCAGAATAATCAACCGCTAAAATTTTGGGGTGAGGATAATTATTAATATACTTTGAATTAACAAATCGCTCCGGCAATACTATAATTTCTTCAACTGTAGTTGTGTTTTCATCTTCTCCTAACTCCTTTTGAATTTTAGCAAAAGGATATATACAAGTAACTAAATCAGTTTCATCTATCTCTCTTTTATATCCAGTAATATTTTTAGAATAAGCTATTGTAACACCGTTATTATTCCCCCTGGTTTTATTAAGATATATATTATAGTTATCTCTTTTAAGCTTTGCACCGTTACCGTATGTATCTAATAAACTTCCTCTAGTGCCTAAAATAGCTTCTAAGGCATTAACTCGGCTTAAATTATAAGTTGCAGTATGTTCAATATCTGAATAACCTTTGAAATTATGAGCATATTGACATTTAGAAAGCATAGCTTGAAAAGACTGTTCACAAGTTGATTTTGTGCAAGTAACATTTTCTACAAAGTTATCCATTAAATCATAAGTTATATGTTGGGCTTTTACATATATTTTCCCATTAATTTCATTACTTACATAATATATTCTAAATAATTGTTCCCCTAGTTCATCAGAAGCTTTAGCTTTTATGACTTTATTACTTTGTATATCATTAAAGTTATTAGAAGCTATACTATAAGTTAGCTCAAGCTCAAATACTCCGTTTTCTTCCTCTGTAACTAGACACTCCAAGCAATTATCTAAAGTACATATTTTAGTAATTGCATCACTATTATAAAGAGTTATCATTTAACCACCTCTTTACAACTAAATTTAAAAGAAATATTTAAAAGCCCTTCCATTTCTTCAACTATTTCAATAGGACCTTTTACGATAGCTTCATATTCTATTAAATCATTAGAAAAAGTTAAAGTTTTATATGTTACTTCACCTTGTAGCCATTGTTTTATATTTTTAACTACAGTTTGAGCATCTTCTAAACCTTCTAAATCAATATAAGCTTCTATATTTATTTCTTTATTCTTTTTTCTTTTATTATCTATTACTAAATCTCCGCTTCTTCCCGGTATTTCTATTAATTCAAAGTCATTTTCAAAACTATTTAAATGGTCATTTTCTGTTATTATAAAATTAAAAGAAGCACTAGAAGTGCCACCATATACAAAATAATCTAGTGAATTTTTATCTACATAGTATTGCACTATCTAACACCTCCAAAACCTAACCTTTGTCTTTTTATTTCAAATGTCATTTCTTGCATAAGTTCTTTTACATCTTGCTTTCTTTCATTTACAAACTTATCTATATTAAGATTAATACTTATACTATTTTCTGTGTTTATATTAGCTTGTTTATTATCAGTTTTAAGCCCTTTAGCAAAGTCTTTCAATCCTTCTATCATAGAATAATTAGTAGCCATTACATCAGATACCGTAGTTTGTTTAGCCCTAGCATAATTAAATCTAGTTTTAGAATAATCATTATCAGCATAACTAACTAAGTATTCTTGTTCTTCTTGTCGAGGATCTTCAACCATTCTAAACATTGAAGTAACCTTTTTAATACTACTTGTAACTTTATTTATTGCACTTGTTATTCCTCCAAGTATTCCACTTATAACTTTTTGAGCAGCTTTAAATGGAGCAGTCATTATATTAGTTAATGTACTAAATACACTTGATATAGTAGACTTAACTAAATTAGCCCCAGTACTTACAACTGATTTAATTCCATTCCACGCAGTTTGAATAACTGTTTTTATACTATTCCAAATAGTAGTAGTAACAGATTTAATTGCATTAAATACATTTTGTATCACTGATTTAATAGAATTAACAACAGTTGTAATCAAAGATTTAATACCATTCCATACAGTAGTTGTTGTTGATTTAATACCATTCCATACAGTAGTTATAATATTTTTAATACCATTACATACAGTTTCAATAACTGATTTAATACCATTCCAAATACTTGTTGCTAATTGTTTTAATAAATTCCAACAAGTAGATAGAAATGCTTTTATACCAGTCCATGCAGCAGTTAAAAATGCTTTTATAGTATTTGTAACCACTTCTATAGTTGGCTTTATACTATTTTCCCATATTTCAGTACATTTAGCCTTTATAGTATCCCAATTTTTATAAACTAACACACCTGCTGCAACTAATGCTGCAAATGCAGCTATTACAGCCCATACTGGAACAGTTACAGCACCTATTGAAAAAGCTGTAGCAGTTAAAGCTGGAATTAATGTTCCTGTTAAAAATGCAGATACAGCACTTATAGCACTCATTACTGCCCCACTTATCATACTTGCAAAACTGGTTAAAGCAGGAATTATTGTACTATGTAAAGTTGTATTCAATGAAATTATAGTACCTATTAAGTTTGTTTTCATAACAGTAGATAAAGTAGTCAATGCAGTTTTTAGTAAACCAATTCCAGTAATCGCATCTTTAAATACTAAAATTAAATTACCTACAATAAGTATAGCTGGACCTAATATAGCTAAAAATCCACCAACACCAATTATTACATTTTGTATAGCAGGATTAAGATTATTAAACCAAGTAAATACATTAGTTATTCCCTCAACTAAATTTTGAAATATGGGTATAAGTCTTTGACCTATAGTTATTAAAAGCCCTTCAAAAGCACTTTTCATGTTATCTATAGCACCTTTTAGGTTATTTTGCATAGTATCATACATTTCACTTGCAGCACCGTCAGAATTTCTTATACCTTCTTCAAATTCTCTTATCTTAGGTACACCAGCTTCAAAAGCCATATTTACACCTTTTAAGGCTTCTGTTCCCCATATAGAAGATAAAGCCATATCTCGTTCGGCTTGAGTCATTCCTTCTGTAGCCTTTTCAACATCTGCTAATATGTCAGTCATATCTCTATAGTTTCCATTTGCATCTACTATTGCAACGTTTGTATCACCTATAGCTATAGCACCATCTTTAGCTTTAGCTTTCATATCTCTAAACATAGCGTTTAGAGTAGTTCCTGCACTACTTCCCTTAAGCCCTTGATCTGCAAATATCCCAAGTAAAGCAGTTGTATCTGCTAGATCATAGCCCATAGCATTAGCAGAAGCACCACAATATTTTAAAGCTTCTCCTAATTGTTGAACATCTGTATTTGAATTAGCTTGTGCATACGCTAACATATCTGTCATTTTAGTAGCTTCACTAGCTTCCATACCAAACATTGACATTGTATCTGTAACAATATCTGTTGCAAGTGCTAAGTCCATTCCAGAAGCACCTGCTAATTTTAGCGAAGGCTCAAGTCCAGCTGCCATTTGTTCCGCATCCCATCCAGCTAAAGCCATATACGAAAGGGCTTCCGCACTTTCAGTTGCACTATATTTAGTAGTAGATCCCATTTCTCTAGCTTTATCTTCAAGCATTTTTAAATCATCACCAGTTGCACCACTTAAAGCAGATACCTTAGACATTCCAGCTTCAAAATCAGAAGCAGTTTTTATTGCTCCTGCACCTAAAGCTAATAAAGGTAATGATACTGCAGTAGTTATTGTGCTTCCTATAGTCTTTAAAGAACTTCCTAAAGCTTCAAATCTAGTTCCTGCATTATTACTCTGATTTGTAAATTCACTTAAAGTTGATTGTGCATCTTTTAAACCAGCTTTAAATTTACTTGTATCCAAATCAAGATAACCAACCGCAGTCCCAATATTTACACTCATATACTACCTCCTTTCTTTTCTTAGCTTTTCAGCTAATTGAAGGTTAATATTTCTCTTTTCTTCCTTTGTTTTCTGTTCTTCTCTCCATTTTGGCTTTTTCTCTTGCTCTAATTGACTAATTATATAATCACAAGCTTCATCAAAGCAAAATGCAGTATATTCATCATATATCCTAGCAATTTCAGAAGGTAGTTTTTTAAATCTTATAGATTGATTAAGTATTCTAATTATTTGTTTGCTTGTTACGAAAATTTTCTAAAGATTTTACTCCACCTTGAGAATACATTAATATTGCCATTAATTGATTTTCCGTTAGTTCTACATTAGCTTTTTTAATATCTTTATAACTTGGTTTAACCAAAGAAGCGTCTGCTAATACTTCCATCATTCCTACTAATTCTTTTAATGTCTTTATATCCTCTGATGCTTTTCCCATTACTTGACCCGTTTTACCGTTAAACATTTCAGTAGCAACAGATAATAAAGTATTAGGTATTTTACCGCTTGTCATTAGTTGCATCATATTAGGTTTTTTAATTTCTACTACAAAAGGAGTTCCATCTTCAAAACTTGGTAACTCAACTATTTCTGTTTGTTTTATTGCTTGTAATTGTTCTAAACTTGTTATTTGCATAACTACCTCCTAAAATTTCTAAAATATATAATAAAAAGGACTAAGGATACACCTTAGCCCATTAATTCTTATTCTTCTATTTGTTCTTCTTCTACTTCTAAAGCAGGATGTTTAAAAGCAACAACACCTACTGGCAACTCATTAACTAAATCAACTGTATATAGTGAAGTATTTAAAGCTGGTCTTGATTTTATTGTGTATTCATTAGCATAATATTCTCCATCTTTAAAGTTAGGAGAAATAAAAGATCCTTTACAGTTAGGGAAAGTATATTTTAAATAATCCCCTGTTGGTCCATTATCTCCTACTACTTCAACATATGCTATAAATTCAAAAGCCTTTGTGTTAGGCATAGCACCTACATTAGGAGCAGTATATTTTGTAAATGAGCCACTGTCAGTAACAGTACCACCTTGTATATCTGCAAGTAAAGCAGGAGCAAATACATTATCTTTACAAGTTATATCATGCCCTAGTACCATGTCCGGAGTTTGCTTAGAAGCTATTAACTTATTTTTTATAGTAAGGTTTTTAGTTTCTCCTCCTTCTATTACTGGCTCACATGATATTTCATCAGCAGTAGCAAAAGAATGAGTTTTTCCACCACTTACTTTTATTTGCGTCATTACAACATCACATAAAGCAAATTGTTCCATCTTATGCACCTTCTTTCGTCTTAATTTTCTTGTAAGTAAATGAAGTCATATAAGCTTTTTTATCATCATCAATTATAGTTGGCATAGGATCTATAACCCTTCTAATGCCCTTTAAAAGCTTCATTATATATAATACTGACTGTTTATACTCATTAAGCTTTGAATAAGTTCCTACAGGGTAATAAATCAATAATTCAACTATATCATTAGTTAATGATGTTCCAACTATCTCACTTTCTCCATTTTCTTTTACAACAATATAAGGGTTTGTGCATATTCCTTCATGTTGACCTATAGAATACACATCAAACCCATTTTCCTTTAAATATTTGTATATTTGTGCAAACATAATTTACACCTACTTTAATATCTTATTTAATCCTCTGATAGCTTGAGGACTTATTATGTCTATAGTTGGTTTTATAATAGCATATTTTTTTTCATTACAAAGTTCTAAATAAATACCATAATGAACTCCATGTGATAACTCTACTCTAGCAACATCTCCAACCCACTTCCAAGAACTATTTAAACTTTGTTTAGCCCTTCCAGTTCTATCAACCCAGGGTTTATTGCTTTTTGCATGAGTTTCCATTTTTTTAGCAACTGTATCTGCATATAATCCAAGTGCTGCTCTAGTTTTAATTTCTCTTTCTGCCAAACCTTTTATAAGGTTATTAGCATCAAATTTAAAACTCATACTAATACCTCTCGACTAACATATCAAAGTAAATATTTAACCTATTTTGGTTACCTAAGTCTTTTATAATATACTTAACATTATCAAGTAAGAAGTAATCATTTTCTTTTATCTTAACAGTATCTTCATCATATACAACCATTAAAAACATCTGTTTACTTCTTTTTACTTGACCTTTATCAGTAGTAATAGCACTAATTTGAGTATTACCTTCATGGTAAAAGCCTTTTACACTACATACAAGGTCTTTTCCTCCAGGTTCTCCAAACTCATTTTTAACATCCCTATAAATGTCAACATAAGTTGGGAATTTATCTATTACTTTTTTAACTTTAGGTTTGATTTTATTAGCTATCATAAAATCCTGCTCCCACTAGGTTTATATTTCTTTGCTAGTCTTAACCAGTATGTACTATTATTAGCTAAAGTAAGTCCTCCTGGAAGTGCTATGCTATCATCTTCGGCTTTTAATAATAAGCACTCATATGCAGCATTATTTACATTGCCATTATTTTTATTTAAATAATATGCTATTTCTTCATCAGTAAAAAAGGGAGAAGTTTCCTCCCTTAGTATCAATTTAAGTTCTTGAATTTCTCCCATTTTATTTACTCAACTTTCTTTTTTCTTGTTCTTTTAGGTTTTTGTGGGACTTCCACTTCTTCGACTACTGAAGCACTTCGCAGTTACTCAGCTTTAGGTTTTAAGACAGCAAATGCTTCATCTTTTATTGGTAAGTAAGCTAATCTCATAGTAGCTTTTATAGCTATCATATCATTTTCTGCTAATGATAATGGCTTACCATCTCCCATAGTTACAGATTGTAGAGTAGCTTCTTTTAATATTTCAAATTCTATACCTTCTCTTATACCTACTATAGATTTAGACCAATCCGCAGCTATTAATTCAGCTTGTTCTTTATCAAAAGCACCATTTCTAACAAAAGTTAAAGGATTTTCATATAAAGAATTTTCTTTCATTCCCATAACTGCTAATTGATTTCCGTTAGCATCTCTTAAGCTTCTTAATTCTTTCTTTAGTCCGTAATGACCAGCAAATCCATTAACATCTAAGTTCTTCTCTTCTATTTCTCCCATTAAATCAGATATATCTAAATCTAATGATTGAGTATCTCTAGTAATTACATTTCCAGCACTTGTTGCTACACCTAATATATTCTTCGCAAATGGAGATCCTTCACCAAATAAGCAAGCCTTATCAAAAGTCGTATAGAAAGCTTCTGCTATCTGTGGTTTTAATTCTTCAAATACGTCTATTGTTGTATCGTTTAATTTTTCTCTAGTTACTGGTATTATTACTGCTATTTTCTTAGCTTGCATTTCTGGGAATATCCAAGAAGCTTTAGAAGTATTTATTCTTTCTCCTTCTCCAACCCAGTATGCACCTGGCTTATCTGCCCAAACTTGAAACTTCATTGTATCAGATTTCATAGGTTTAACATCTGATAATTGTAAAACTGCTGAACCTCTAGCTATTTCATCCATTATTCCACCAGCAACTTCTACTGGTACAAATCCCTTTAAGTTATCTTTTAAATATTTAGTATCTGCCATATTAGCACCTTCCTTTTATAATTATTTTCTTAAACTGTTATTTCTTATAGCATCCATAAATGCACTTTGGCTGCTGCCACTATTTTCTGTTTGGTTATTTCTACCAAAATTACCTAGTCCACCAGTATTTTGTGGAGCAGTATCTAAATCGAATAAATATGAAGCATCTTTTTGTAAAGCCTCTATTTGCTCTTGTAAGCCTTCAAACTTGCCTTCTTGATACTTTATACTATCCATATCTAATAAAGCCTTTAGCGCCTTATTATTTTTAGATTTAGCATTAGTTAGTGCACCTTCTAGTGCAAAGTTGAACTGTAGCCTATCCATTTCTTGTTTATGGTTAGTTTCAAGTTCTTTATTTGAAAGTTGCAACTGTTCAACCAGCTTATTTAATGCTTCTACATCAGCATTGTTTTTAGTTAATTCTTCTAGTTGTTTTTGATAAGTCTTTGAAGCTTCTTCTAATTGCTTCTTTTGTTCTTGTAGTTTGTTATATCTAACATCTACATTTTCAAGATTAGTAGTGTATATTTTAGCTTCACCCATAGCTTTTACTATCTCATTAGCTTTATCTTCTTCTACACCACATTTTTTTAATACTTCTAACATGATTTGTCCTCCATAACTTTTTTTACAAGATTATACTTGATAGAGTTTTTTCTATTTGTTCTTTTACATCTGCAATAAGAAAGTAAAAAGATGGTTAAAAATAAAAAACTTTTACCAAAATTAATCAGTAAAAGCACTATATAATATATATTTATTCTTTATTCTTTGATAGTGTTGTTAGATTGTTGTTAGATTGTTGTTAGCAAATCTCTGCAACCATTGAAAACACTACGTTTTATTTGTTACATTGTTGTTAGATTGTTGTTAGTTGTTGTTAATTAATTTTTTTATAATTGTTAATAGTTATTAAGCTATAAATTCACTTCCATACTTACCAAGCCATTTATCAAGTTTTTCATTCTCTTCTCCATCTATCCAACTTCTAAGTTCTTCACCTATTTCATCAAAACTCATATTAATAACTGGTACAGTAGTACATAAACCATTTGGATGGTCTAATGGTAAATTATTAACAGTATATATTTGCCCATTTCTACTGTTGCACAAATCACAAGTTCTATGCGAGTTAGAGGATAACCATTGTATACCTTCAATGTATGGGTTTTTCTTGCAACTTCTCTTTTGTGCCATTTGATAAGCATGATTTATAGATGTCCTTGCTAATCTTTGAGCATTATAATCTATTTTTTTATTAGTTTTAGGATATACTTTACACCAATCCCATTCTTTTTTAGCATTAGGATTGACATATATTTCTAAATCTTTAGCTACTTCATAGATACTTTTCTTATTAGCAATACCTTCTGCTATTATATAATCAATATCTTTATCAAAATGTTTAGTATAAGCCCATATTCTTTCACTAAGTCCTGCTCTATCCTTGTATGCTTTACCGAAAACTATTTCATTCATAGCTTTTTTAGGAATTTTAGCAAACATATCTCTAAAAGTCGGTTCTAACCCTAAATTATATTGATTATTTATTTCCATAAAAAAATCCAGTTGAGTATTAGATCCTAAACTGGAAGCTTCTAGCATATTTTTCTTGATAACTGTATTTATTTTCTTTTGCGATGCCCTAAATTCGCTTTTAATTTCCTCTCTAAGCTCTTCTAAATATCTTTTTGATAAAGAGTTAGGGTTAGCTTTAGAAATCTTTTTAGATACCTTTAAATAGATTTCATTGTATATCTTTAAAATTTCTTTCTTTTGTTTTTTAACTAATCTTATTTTTTTCCTTTGACTTTCTTTAACTAATTTTAAATAATCTTTACTAGCCATTATTCTTCATCCTCAAAATTAGTTTCAAATTGAGCATAACTATCTTCTAACATTTGTTTTTCTAGTTGTATTTGTTTTAATTCTTCATCAGCTATGTCATCAGTAACATTAGCCCATTTTTTTATAAATGATTTTCTACTCATAGTTTGAGCATTAACTTTTTGTAAGTCTAATACCATTTCTTCATCTTCATTTTCTTGTAATGGATATTGATTTTCTACAACTACATCAAAGCTTTCTAACTTAGGTAATGTAGTTATAGCATATACTTCATTCATTTCAAGTATAGCTCTTATCATCCATTCTAAAGCTGGACGCCATGACATCATTTTTTCTTCACATCTAGTAATTAATTGCCAATATAAAGCTTTCATACTCTTACCGCTAGTCATCATGCCTTTTAAATCTGAATTATTTATCATAGGTATATTTAACACTTCGTGCATATCTGCTTTTATTCTGTTTAAGGTATTTTCCATTCTTGTGTCATAGTTAAAGTCAGTATCTATAGTTCCTATTTGTGCTTGTTTACCATCTGATGCTATATCTGTAGATACATCCCAATATGCTCCTGGTTTTAACTTAAAATGTTTACTTGCTTCTGGATCTACGTCAGTACCATAAATTATTCGGTTCATACCTTTTTTAAGTGCATCTAAATCTTCTGATGCTAATTTATTGTAAGCTATGCCATTCTCTAATATTCCTTCTACATCAGATTCACCTTTTAAATCACCACTTAGTCCGTCATTTAAGATTACATAAGCAGGTATCCCACTTAGCTTTAAGTCTACATTAACCGCTAGTGTTTCAAGTAAATCACCATTACCATTATAGAAACCTTCGTTTAATATACATTTACCATCTACCATTTCATACTTTTGTTTCCATATAATTTGCTTAGATTTATCTTGTTCTTGGTTCATTTGATGGAAGAATATTATCTTTTTAAGTTCATCTACTCTGTCCTCAAAAGGCTCATATACAAACTCTAAACTAGGTACAAACATTACTCTTATAGTTTTAGTAATAGTATCAGCATGAAGCTTTATAGCTATCCTTTTACCTATAAAACAATCTCTAGCACCTTTTACTAACTTATCTTCAAATAAATTATCTTTAAGAAGCTTATTTATATACTTATTTATTTCTTCTACTTGTTCCTGGTACTTATCATCCTCTACTTGTACAGTAAAAATAGGAGTTTTACCAAATAAGAACCTAGCTTCTTCTTTTATTAACTTTTTAATATAATTAGTTTTCTTTTTAGTTGGAGTATAATCTTTTTCATCAACTATCCAATCTTGACCTGTGCCTTCATAAATATCATAAAGTTTTATTATTTCATTCATTTCCTTTATAACTTCATTACCATACAATCCACCAAGTTCAGTCATTATTATATTTTGCATATCGCACCTCCTTTTTTTATCTGCTATTATAAGTTCTTTCTTTGCCATATTTTAAATCTGAATAAATAGCATATCTTAAACTATCTAAAACATCATCATATTGTTTTACTGGTTCATCTTTACCATCTTTCCAAACATAGTTATATATTTCTTCTTTGAATATATTCACATTATCTTCAATTACTTTTAATCGTCTTGTTTTAAATAAAGAAGCTATCTCACCTATACCAGCTAAAACGTCTTTTCTAGCATTGATAGCTTTTATTTGATTTTGCCTTAATTTATTGATATAGTCTGGTCTAGCATGGTCGCAATAGAAATTAATATCTCCATATTCTTTTACTATCTTTTTAGCTTCATTAACCCACCAATCAATATGTTTATGTTTATAAGCTATTTCTTTAATAAAATAATAATTATCATTAATATCTTGAGCAACTAAAGCTATTGATCCATAATGTTCCCAACCAAAGTCAATTCCTGCAAAATATTTTTTAATTTGAACATCTTTCATATCAGCTTCTTTTACATAATTTTCATCTTTATCAAAATCAGTATATACAACACCTTCACTTGCTACCCATACTCCTAAAATATCTCTATCATAAAACATTCCACTAGGAGTAGAAGCTTCAATACTTTCTACATATTCTTTATTTAAAAATGTATTATCATACAAAGTAAAATTAAAAGCTTTTATATTTAATTGACCATTTTTAAGTCTTTGACCGTCTTTATCTATATAATCAACCTTTACAGTATGAGTAGGGTTCTCTGGGTTTGTGTCCATGAAAATTCTAGCACCATCATAAGAACATCTTGAAATAGCTTCTTTTACAAAAGTATCATGTAATGTAGTAGCTTCATTAAGTAATGCACCTGCACTTGTAAACCCTCTCATAGCTTTGTAACTATCTGCATTAGCACCATGAAAACAATAAATTTTATTTCCATACAACTTAAAAGAACTATCTTTACCTAGAGTTATTTCTCTACCTAAAATTAATTCCATATCATTTAAAATATTTCTTCTTATAGAGGATTGAGTAGTTCCACCAATTATAAAACTAACTCCTTCATTTCTAAACAAAGATACATGAGCCAAAAATATTTTTATCAATATAAAAGTTTTTCCTGCTCTTTTTGCCCCACTACAAATAAGAATTTTAGGATTATCTATAGCAAAACTTTCTAGTACTTCAATTTGCTTAGGAGTATAATTATCTAATTCCATTTCTTTCCCTCAATTCAAGTATTGCATTAGCTATCTTTTCAGCTTCTCTATCTTCTAAACTAACATCTTCTTCTTTATTTTTCTTAGGGTATAAATCAGTAAGAGTATTTAGTTCTTTTATTGTATTTAGCATTGAATTCGAGTTGGCTTGTTTTAAGCCTCTATATTCTATATCTTCTTGTGATTTATCTAATAACCACATAAGCTTTTCTTCTGCTTTGCTTCTGTTCCACAATGCTTTTTGCTTATGCTCTTCTAATAATTCCTCATACCTTGCCCTAATATTGCTTTGTGCCATTAGCTTAGAAGCTTTTTCAATTATTGTCTTATCTTTCATATTTTCACAATTATATGCAAAACGGTAGGCTTCTGCTTGAGTATTCCCTTCAAGAAGCCTTTGTACAAATATTTCTTGTTTTGTGGTTAAACTCAAAGTTTCACCTCCTTAAATAAAATAAAAAGACACCTATTAACTAGATGCCTTTTCCCCCTTTGGCACTTCTTCCATGACTTCAACTAGCCATTGTACCCTCTTAGGCACTTCAATAGTAGCTTTTACAACTTCATCTACATCCTTCCATACCTTAGTTTTAACCTTAGTTTTTCTCTCCTTCAACTCTACCACCTTTGAGTTTTAATGCTAACATACCAATCTTAAAACTGATATGCTAGGATAAAAAATCAAAACAAAAATAAAATTAAAATAATATAATTGAAAGGAGATTAAGAATAATTATGAAATTATCATAAAATATCTATGATAATATAATACTACATCTGATTTGTAAATAAAATGCAAATTTAAGGTAAGAATGTAGTAATTTCAATACTTCCGAGATTTTTGGGTAATAAAAAAGTAGGCTTTTACACCTACACCAACTCTACTAAGCTATTCATTATTCTATCTTTGTTATTCCATACGCTTTTAGTTTCGTAATAATTCAATTTTACTGCTATCTTGTGCATCCTAATATTTTCTATGTAAAAAGCTTCTATAATATATCTATCTTTATTATTCAAACTTTCTAAGAGTGCATCTGTTAGACTTACCTCATACTTAAGTTTATCTAATTCTTTTTCTCTTTTAACTATTGCATCAGATAGATCGCTTTTATTAGAAGTTTGTATCTTATCTTTTGAATAATCTATTGCCCCAAGTGTATAATCATCATCAGTAACTAGCCCTAACTCTAATATTTTAATTCTTGATTTATTTTTTTTATAGTTTCTCAATAACCCCTCAACATACTTATATTTATCTTTAGTCATTTAATCCCCCTATAAAAGAAAATTATTGTTTTATTTGCATTAATATTCTATCTCAATTCTTCAAGTCTGTATTTTTGTTTTATATTTGGATATTTAACTTTATCCACTTCACTCATAAACATATCATACGGTCTAGCATATATTTTAAAATTATCATATAAAGCCATATATATAACTAATTCATCAGAACAATATTTATTCCAATGCACATACTCCCCATTTGGTGATAAATATATATGTAGCAAATTATTATTTTCAGTATGATTACATACTATATAAGGGTTTCCTATGGCGTGTGAAAAGGTGTCTGCATCTACTGGAATTGACTTGCATAATGTAAAATATTCCTTATTCTTAAAATGTTTATATTTAGTATTTATTTTTAATTCTCTCATACTCATTCTCCTATTATCATTCAGTTATCTATCAATGTATCGACCGAGAGCGACCATTAATCTGCCTTGGTCGATACCAAATTATTGTTTTATTACCTTATTAGTTCTTTTCTAGTTTTAATAAAAATAATGTCTTTATCTTTTATATTATGCTTACTTACAAAGTGATTCATTTTTGGGTAATCTAAGAAAAATCTATCAATAACAGTTTTACTGTCTAATCTAACTCTAATCCAAAATTTATGTTTCATTAAACTAAATCTCCCTTTTATTATCTGATTGAAGTATCGCTAATCCGCTAGCAAAACTTACAAAGCCATGTATTAAAGTATTTTTCATATCATCTCACCCTCTATTCTAACTGACATATTTGAAAATAAAGCAAAATCAACTGACATAATAAATACACTTCTATCCATTGGAATTACTTAATTATAAAGCTATTTATTTTTTATTATAAAGAAGCTTTAATTCTTTTACTAAATTATTAGCTTCTTTTTCATTATCGAACGCCCCTTTATTGATTTGCTTTATTCTGCCATTACCGTCTTTGTACTCAACATATACAATATATCTATCATTTCTTTTTCTGCAAAATATTGTTCTTATATTGTAATTAACATTATCGAAGTTGAATAATGAAATATCAGCAACATCGTTCTTTTTATTTGTAGCCATTTTATTTACTATTTCTTTACTATAATCCAACCATTTATCTTTTGAAAAGTCGGATATAATAAAAGCTTCTTCATTATATAAATGGTCTGAGTTGTATTTAGGCTTGTAAAGATTAATGTAATACATTTCTTTTATATCCATTAAAACTGTAGATGATAAAGTCATAAATTGTATTTTGTAAATTTCTTCATAGCATTTCATAGGAAGATGACTATTTTTAGATATATGCGAATTTATCTTATATTCAATCCTTTCAGTTTTGCCTACATATATAACTTCTTTGTCGAAATTTAAAAACCTATATACGCATTTTAAGTTATTAGTTTTCATTTCCATATATTTTTTTCTTGAATATTCAGCATTACATTGTTTGCAATAACTCAATATTGAAGGCTTAACCCCTTCTTTTGTCTTTCTATTTCTATATCCAAACTCACTTAATGACTTAATCTTAAAACATCTAGTGCATTTCTTCATACAATATCACCTCTAAATATATTATTGCCTAAAAATAAGAGATTATACTGACATAGAACTGACATTATTTTTTTTTACATTTTGAAAGTATTGAATTTACTGCTTTTCGTAAAATTCATAATACAATTACTTTTATGTCTTTTAAAATTAA